ACGAGCGCTGACATTGTGGGGGTGAGCACCGTCTTCACGACCGATCTGTCCGTAGGTCAGGTGATTAGCATTCCTGGCACGGCAACTGAGAAGCGTGTCGTCATCAAGATCACAGACAACACGCACTTGACTGTGAATACGCCATTCGTGAACTCAGCCGCCACCCAGACATGTACTCGCATCAACAGTGCGGTGGTGTTCCGTCAGCCAGGGTTCTACACGCTCGAAGCCAATATCTACTCGGCCGCGCTCGCGTCAGGTGCGGTGACATTGGCGTATTACCTGAATAGCCTGACGACGGCGATCTCCGGTACGGCCATTGGTCAACGCGACCCGGTGTTTGTCAACGCTTCTGCCGGCTACGACCTCGTGATTCAACGTCAGTTCCAGCAGTGGGACTTCGTCGAGGTCGTGTGGACGCAGAATGCTGGCACCGTCAATGTGCTCGCGGACGAGCGCACCCATTTCTCGATCAGTGCTCGCCCCACGGTGATAGTCGCTGTCCCGTACGTGAATGTTCAGGACCAGAAGTCGAGTGGGACAGATGGCGGTACGTTCACTTCCGGCGCGGATCAAACCAGAACGCTACAGACTGTTGAAAGCGATATCGCTGGGGTTGCAACGTTGGCCAGCAACCAAATCACCTTGCCGCCGGGAACTTACCGCTACCGCATAGATGCGCCAGCGACGCAGGTGGGCAAGCACCAAGTGATGCTCTACAACGCAACCACAACTACGACTGTGAAGCGCGGGTCGACCGCGTACTCAGATTCCGGCATAGCCTCGCCTACAACGTCGTCGGTTGTCACTGGCAAGGTGACGATCACGACCGCGACGGCATTCGAGGTGAGACACCGCTGCCAGACGACGAGGGCTACTTTCGGGTTCGGCGCAGCCGCCAGCTTTGGCACCGAGGTCTACACCGTGGCTGAGTTTTGGAAAGAAGGCTAGAGTGCCCACATATACGCGAGTAATTATTCCGACCACAGCCGGTGTCGGAAAAGCGCTACGCGTTGCGTTCCCTGGCCTTGGAAATCCGATCATACCATCCGATTGGTATCTGCCCGAATATGATGACTCGGCGTGGGGTGCGCCCGTTGTAGCAAACACGCCGTCCGGCGGATGGCCGCCGCCATCACCGTGGCCTCCGTCTGGTACGTACGACGGAACAGCGGCGTGGGGCGACCCATTATGGACGAGCGCGTCCGAGTCCGACCCGAACGTGATCATGCTGTTGCGGTTCCCGTTTGTCGTGCCGGCTGGTGATCTAGTCGAGGCGCTGCATGTCGCTGACGATCCGCTCAGCAGCGCATCACATAACGCGACGTTCTTCGAGCAGTACGATGCGGACACGGCCGATCCGGCAGCACCGGGCTATAGCTATACCGGGTTTATCAATGGGTTTACTGGTGCCGGTGCCTTCTTCGTATTCCCCGAGCACCTGATTGTCGGAGCCACGAACCTACTCGCCATCGCCGCGTCGATGCAGCCCTTTACCCGCCCGGCACTGACGTACGGTGTCTGGTTTTCGATTCGGATTCAACTAACGTACCGTAGCCGTTCTGGGCGTAGCTCAGTTCAATGGGTCGGCTGAACGCTACCAGGAAGGAGGACAACACAGACGCGCTGTGACTAGCAAACTTGGAGGGCATAAGGGCTACCTGATCATTGACCACAGCAATTCGCCCGGTATCCCTGCTGATCTGGCACCACAGGTTGCCGCGGCTGGTGGCGTACCGGTACCGGGTGGCGAGGTCGGGGAGTTTGACACGTACACGTGTGCCCACTGCAACGCAATCGTTGTAAGACGGCCTGAGCGCACCAGGCCACGGGAAGTGTGCCGCAAGTGCATGAAGGTCGTGTGTGATAACCACAACCTGTGGTGTGAGCCGTTCGCCAAGCTGGCCGATGCGATCTCAGACGGCAAATTCCATGCGCTGCCCAGTAGTCCGCTCCTGATCCCCGGTAAGCCGCTGTGACTGGCCTGACCGTCGAACAACGCACGTTGCTCGAGCAACGCTACTGCGAGGCTGGCCATCGTTTCGATGGCACGAACTATCCGACGCCAGAGGGAGTCTGCCCGCTCTGCGCCTGGCCTGAGGTCAAAGAACAAATCGATCGATACTATCGGTTGGTCGGGGAGCAAACGATCCAACCACGCGAGCCGCTCCACCCATCAGTTGCGCAGCTCGAACAGTCCGCGTCGCCGTCGCTTACGGCACTTTCTCAAACCGAAAGGTAGGACTCGTCGAGTGGCCAAGTTCAGTTACTCCTTCACCACGTTCACCCCGACCGCGACGGCCGATGCCGGCGCACTCGCCAACGGCTCGTATATGGCCGTACAGGGCGGCAACGCAACCCAGCGACTCACCTTCATCGAGGTCTATCTCGGTGGCCAGGCGGGCGCCAGTTCGCCAACGTTCATGCTGCTGTCGCGCGACTCGACCGTGGGCGTCACTATGTCGTCGACATCGGGCGCGATGCAGGCCGCATTGGACGGCACGCATTCGGTCCTGTCGGTCGTGCCGATTGGTTACACCATTGCTGGAGCTTGGCGAGGTGTCGCTGAGCGCATTCACCGGCGGTACCGCGGGCCTCACCGGGGCTCATATCATCTACGAACCAGCGTAGTCAGGTTTCCTAGGCTGTTTGTGATATACTCTTCTGCACAGGAGAGTAATCACGGTGGGCCAGAACCGATGCGGCATCTATGTCATTGAGCAGACAAATGCAGGGCGGATATATATCGGCAGCAGTATCGACATTGAGCACCGGTGGTATATCCACCGGCGCTTGCTCAATGCTGGAACTCATCACAGTCCTCGCCTTCAGCACGCTTGGGCAAAGCACGGACCGGAAGTATTTCGGTTCAGCGTTCTTGAGGAATGCGAGCGAGATAAATCCATCCTGCTTGCTCGTGAGCAGGAATACCTTGACACGTTCGCGCCTGTATTCAATGTCTGTCCTACGGCTGGATCTCCACTTGGTAGGCCAGTCACCGATTCGGCGTTGGCAAATATGCGAAGGGCGAATCGTGATCGTGCAGCGCTTATCACTCACTGTCCGAAGGGTCATCCCTACGACGACGCCAATACTTACCGTGGCAATGCCAAGGGTAAGCGCATCTGTCGGGCGTGTAATGCGCTGCGGGTGTCAGGTGTTTATGCTGCCGAAACGCCCGAGCAGCGCGAGTGGCGCTTGTTCAGGTCGGCGGATTATTACGAGCGCACGAAGGCAGAACAAGCCGAACAGCGTAGGGCTTACACCGCCAGTCACAAAGAACAGAAGCACGCGTACGATCAGTCTCGGGCGGAACTCACGCGAGAACGTGACCACGAGCGCCGAGCAAATCGCACCCCCGAAGAACTCGAAGCTGTGCGCGAAGCGAAGCGCGCGGCGTACTGGCGGAACCGTGACAAGAACGTGCAGGATCTCCGCGATCGCTACCGCCGTACCCATCCAGAGCCCGAGCCTGCAACCGCCTGTAAAGTCGGTCACCCGTATACCGCCGACAGTTTCGACAGCAAAGGCATGCGGCTTTGTAAGCCTTGCCGCGCTATCTCAAAGCGTGCTTATCGTGATCGATTGAAGGAAGCTGCCCATTGACCAACACCACCCTCATTCTGTGTGCCTACCGTTCGGTGAGCCTGGCCACGCATGGCTGCATCATGGAGTTGTTCAAGACACCGAGTCACAATCAGTGGCGTGAACAGCGCGGAGGTGAAGCGGGCATTGCTCGTGCCCGCTCCATCCAGGCGTCCAAGTGGTTCCGCGAGACGGACGAGGACGTTTTCCTGATGCTCGATGACGACATCGTGTTCGACCCTGAAGATGCCAACAGCATCGTTGATCGATGCCGTTCTGGGTACGACGTGATTGCGGCCGCGTATCCAACCGGCGATGCCAGTCATCTGGCTATCCGTACGTTGGGTGAGTCGTTGCTACGGTTTGGCCCGGACATGGAGCCGCTCGAGATGCGGCACGTGAGTACGGGGTTCTTTGCCGTCCACCGCCGTGTGATCGCCGCGATGGTCGAGGTGCTGCCAGAGTGCAATACCAACGCGACCTGGCGCTTTTGGCCGCTGTTCGGGTTCGCCGTCGAGGCGGATGCTGAGGCGGGTGGCACGAACAACCTCAGCGAGGACTACTACTTTTGCAATCGCGCTCGAGCGCTTGGGTTCAAGGTCTACCTCGACATGTCGATCGCGGTCGGCCACGATCC